GCTGCCGCAGTGCTCATGAACGCTATGGCGAAATCGCGTTGCGATCATGGATCGGAGGGTTTGGAGTCCGAGCCGCAGACCGGCACAGACGGCCCGAGGTAATCGCCCGCACTGGCAACATCGTTCACATCGATTTCAGCAGAGGCTGACGCTTACCGGGGGCTATCCCGGATTACAAACCCGCAGAAGAAAGATCCCGCATGTTTGCATCGATCCTTGAGATCATCGAAGACAATTCTTGGCATATCCTTCGTGAGGGCTTGGTCGTGGTGTTCTTTGAAACGCAGCGCACAACCGAAGACTTCGCGCCCGAGCAACTTGAGTCCAGGCTCAAGAACCGTCGCGCCTTGGGCGATGAGTCATTCTGTGGATTGGGAGAAGAAAGCTTTGTTGTTGATCTCAATGAGCGCGGGATCAATGCGGATCAGCTTGCGGAAGAAATTAGAGCGCACCTTGAGCCGGATGACGAATGCTGGTTCATAGCTACCACATCGCAAGGGGCTGCGATCCGCAAGATTGCATGATCCCCTGGAAACGATTTCAGCAAAGGCTGACGCCGCCAGGTGCGTGACCTGGAACCAAAACCCGTGAAGAGGAGGATGAGATGGCGATCACCTATAAACTTGAGATTTGGCTAGATCACCAAGATGGCGATGGTTGCGTCGTTCCTCAATTCGGGATCTCTGACCACCCCATCAAAGAATTCAAAGTTGGTGAGCGTATATGTCTCACGCACTCGATGAATGCAAAGCGAAATGGCTATTTCGTTGTGCTGTCGGTGGAGACGTTAATGAATCAACAAGGAGGTATTATCACTACTCGTTTGCTTGTGCAGGCGGAATCGTAAAAGAATGCCTCACATCATCGGTGATATCGACTTTGGAGAATCCTAGAATGTATCGCTTCGCGTCTTCCAGTACTCCAATCGCATCTCTGACGCAGTAGCCTTGGAGGCTTTCAATGATGGCGAGGGCTGGATCAATTTTCGATTCCATGTTATGACCTTTCGATTGAGCCTCAGTGGGGCTGCTGTGTGATATCTCGTACTGGCAATGTCGTTCACATCGATTTCAGCAGAGGCTGACGCCTGCCGGGAGCGCATCCCGGAACCAAAACCCGCGCAAAGGAAACTGAGATGGCAAATCCGCTGACCTATGACCTAGAAGTGATCCAGCCTGGAGTCGAACCTGGTACCGGCCCAGTCTTGAGCGCCTCAACGCCCTACGGCCCTTTCACCATAGGTGGCAAGGTGACGTTCAATGGAACGGCTCACGGTTCGTACACGATCAAGAGGATCGAGTACATCATCGGAGGGAGCAAACAGCGCACCCTCCTATTCGTTTCCTGATCAAAGGATGTAGAAGGGCATCTTCTCCAAGCAAATCGTTTGGCTGACGGGTGCCTCTTCGCACACGCAGGTGATCCTGTGAAGGGATTCCTGCAAAGCTTCCTTAGCCAGCCGCACCGAGAGCCCATCGACGGCCTCCAGGATGCTTGAAGTGGCCTTGGCGATGGCCTCTTGCTCTGCGCGATATTGTTCTCCGGTCATGCTCTGTCCTTTCGATTGTGCCCCCAATAGGGCGGTGTACAGGTATCGGCAGATGTGATTGGGCCAATAGCTTTTCGGATGACTGCGAGGGTTTGCGAGGCGTCGATGGTGAAGACATCCTTCGGATCTTCGGCGTCGAAGGCTTGCAGGCCACTCAAGGTGGTCAGTTCATGGTGTGCCATCAGGAGTGCGCGGCGCATAGCGATGCCATCTGTCGCATCGGCAATCAGCAAGGCGCGCATGACAATCCAAACCACTCCGACAGTGGTTGCTCCAATGATCGCGATGATGCACATGCTGTAGAATTCGAACATTTCCTAATCCTTTCAAAGAGCATTCAAGGGCCGGTGAACCACCGGCCCTCCTTGTGTTTACCAGTTGCGGATGATGAGCTCACCCATTGGGGCGGTGGCCTTGATGCCGACCGTGTAGGCCAGTTCCGTACGCTCGATGGTCAGGCCATCGAAGGCCTTGCGCATCTCGGGGATGTCGTTCACCGAGATGATCATGCGCCCCGTGATGGTGCGGGCTAGTTCTGCCAGGCGGTCGTACTGCTCCAGCCCGAACGGCACGCCGTACCCTTCGGTCCCCCAGTACGGAGGATCGCAGTATATCAGGCTGTGGGACCGGTCGTAGCGGCGGATGCACTCGGCCCAGTCCAGGTGCTCGATTGTGGCGTGCGCCAGGCGCAGGTGGGCCTGGGATAGCTCCTCTTCCATGCGCGTCAAATTGAGGCGTAGCGAGCCTGTGGTGGCGGTGCCGAACGTTTGTCCAGAGACCTTTCCTCCGAAAGCCAGTTTTTGGAGGTAGAAGAATCGTGCCGCTCGCTGGATGTCGGTGAGAGTTTGGCTGGGGGTGACCTGGAGCCACTTGTAGATCTCGCGGCTGATCAATGCCCAGCGGAACTGGCGCAGGAACTCGTCCAGGTGGTGCTGCACCACCCGATAGAGATTCACGATCTCGCCGTTCACGTCATTGAGCACCTCGACTCGGGATGGCTCCTTCAAGAAGAACAGCGCAGCCGCTCCGCAGAAAGGTTCCACATAGCACACGTGCTCCCCAAAGAGGGGCAAGATCGACTTGGCAAGCCTGCGCTTGCCGCCGATCCAGGGGACGATGGGCTTTGTCATTTTGTTGTTGGTCTCTGCAGGGAATTGCGGTTTCTGAAAGTGGGAATGGACAGGCCATCCATTCCCTGTGGATGCGCGGGAAATGCGCGTTCTATTGCATTTGAGGCGTTTTTCGCGTATGTTGGGGGCATGTCACTGCCTTCCGCCTGGGACGAATTGACGGTCGAAGACTTCCCTGAGGGAGGCCTCCAGTTGCTTGCGCAGAGCCTTGGGCCGCGTGTTGCGGCTGATGTTTGGCGCAAGTTGCGGGGCACTCGCTTGGAGCCTCCCGTGCGGTTCACGACCGAGTACATGCTGCGGTATGTGCAGGCACATTGGACCGGTGACAATGACGACCAAATCGCCCGCGCATTGGGTTGCACCACGCGCACGGTACGCAATTTGGTGAGCCGGGTTCCCAAGCGCCGCCCCGAATCGTTGCAGATGAGTCTCATCTGACGGGCCTGGCCAGGTAGTCGCGCAACAGGTCCTTGAAGTCCTCGATGTCTTCCTTTTGGATCACAGCGAAGGGGCGAGCCTCTACTTTACGTGAACTGGTTCCGTAGGTATTTCCGCGCCCCGACTTGGTACCACCAGAGTATTTCCCGGTTTGGGACCGATTGCGGGTGAAGATCTCGCTGCGGGCATAGCTGGTCTGACTGCCTCCGAAGTTGTGGATCGCGGCGTAAGGCTTGTCGCTAGAGACAAAGGCGCTGTCGTTGTCGCTGCGTCCTCGAATGGAGTGCATCAGGCCACCCTGCATGCCCATCTTGATGAGAGGAGTTGGATTGTTGGTGACCTTCCACTTGTTGGAGCCACCCAGGATGGACCCGGCGCGATCGTACCTGCCGCCGTCAGAGAAATTCTGCTGCACCGAGTCGACGAGGATCTCGGCACCGGCAGCCATGGGACGACTGAGATCGCCATTGGCCAGGTGTGCCAGAGTATGACGCGCATCTTGAGAGCTGAAGGTGAGCTCGATTCTCATGTTGCGCTCCAGCTGTAAGGGGCGTATCTTCTGGAAGGAATCTCCTCGAAGCCTAAATCGAGACGCACGTAGGACTGTCCCTCCGGGAAACCGGAGCATACAGGTGGGAGTCGGAACCTAGCGCACCGACCGAGGAGCATTCCAACCTCCTTCATAGGGTCGTCCCGACTGTACTCAAGGCGCTTGCCTCGACTTCGCTTGCGGTCACCAGGGTCATGTTCCCAGATGCATCGCGCTTGAACACCAGTTTGGTATGAGCATTGACACGCTTTGAAAGCCCTTTTGCTGACGCGCGCGCAGGACTGTAAATGATCAAGTTGTCGCCATCCCAAACGGCACGGTATGGTGCCGCCAATATGGCGGGGATCTCTTGAACTTGCTCAAGCGTCAAAGCTTGGACGCTTGACTTGGTTGGGCGCAAGGCGTGCTTGATGGCATTATCATCGGTAACGACGACGGGCGATATCGATTTCCCTGCGGCTTTGGTGACCTTGGATAGGAGCGGATGATCTATCCATCCAATCGCAACGCTTTCGCCTTTTGCGATTTCGCTTGCCTTGATGCCTTGGGTCCAAGTATTCCATTGCGATGCGCGGCTATTGAATAGCCCGGTATCCTTTGCAATCGAATTGACGAATGTCTTTTGCGCCGGTTCAGGCAGCGCCGAGATCTTCCTCCAGGCCAGATCCTCTACGGCGCGGGCATTGCGGGAAACATCGTAAGCCCAACCCGGATCGGGGTAAAAGCTCTTGCCTCCTCCCAGGTCGATCCCTTGGATCTGCACCTCCGGTCCGTCGCGCCCTACGCGAGCCATCTTGGTGACGAGGGTGGATTTTTCCGGAAGTTCCCCTTGACGGCGCGCCTTGCGTTCGGTGATGCTGTTCATGCGGCACTCACACCCCCAGCCATTGCGAGGGCGGATGCTTGACAGCGCTGGGTCGTCTGCTCGGAAGATGCGCCCATCCAAGGCTTGATGGGCGGCGCGTCGATTCTTCCCATGGTCAAGTACGTGGTACTGCTGGTAGGGCAGCAAGTCCGCCAGGTCATCCATGGTCTTGTAGTGGCCGGCATCGTAGGAGACGGCCTTGTTGGTCTGGTAGATGGTCTTGAGGCGACGCGGCGTTCCCAGGCGTGTCCACTCATCCTGGCCGGTCTGGGGATTGCGCACCAAAGACTTCTGGTCCGGCTCGTCCCCCGACCACCATCCCTTGGCTCGCAAGGTGGGTTCCAGGGTGCGCCGAAACTGCTCAAAGGTGCGGCCTTCGCGGATTGCCCGATCGACCTCCTTGTGGATGTCGGCCAAGATGTCGGCCCGCGTCATGCGGGCGACGAAGAAGGCGCGGCTATGCCCATGCCAAAGGACGTCGGAAGACTTCCAGGGGATCTTGGGGTTGGGAATGCCCTTTGCCGCCTTTGCCACATCGCCGGGGCTGGGCTTGTTGGGCAAGATGCGCTTTTCCCAGGCGGCAATGGCTTGCTCGGCTGGCACGCCAAAGAGCTTGGCGACATCCTGGGTGGATACGTCGAGGCTTATCCCCAGGCGTTTTTTCGGAGCCTCAGGCATCGGCATCCAAGGTGGCTTGAGCGTCCTTGGCTGCGTCGGTAGCTCCAGCCAGCTCCGACAGCACGCAAAAGCTCTCCAGCGCGTCTTCCAACTCCTGGGCATCCATTTCGGCGAACTCGGTGTCCAGGAGTTTCAGGAACTCATCGTATCCCGACGAGCGGTTCGCCATTTCCATGATGGGCTTGGCCAAGGCATTGGCCTGCTTTCCCAGGGCTCCGTCTGGCAGCTGCTTTAGCAGATCCTGCAAGACCTCGTCGGGGTGGTCATGTTCGGGAGCCTCACCGAAGGCCGCCGCCGCATCCATCGGGGCCGGAGCGGCCTTGTCATCGATCCGACTGATGTGCTCCGGGGTGAGATCGTAGACGTCCTCGAAGTAGCTCTGGGTAAAGCGCACACCTAACCGGTAGAGGCCCTGGTCGCGTTGCAGCCGAGCGGCCTTGAGGTCTTCGGGCATGTGGATCTGAAACCACGGCAGCGGGCCCGGCAGACCGTTGACGTCCCAGATCCAGGTGATGAGCTGGTTGCACAAGGCCTCGACGGCATTGGCGTCATCCAGAGCAAGATCAGCGCGCACCTCATTGGCTGACCTGGCGGCTCCATAGGTGCCTCCAGCGTCGGGGGCTGTGGACAGCACTTCGCCCAGCCATGCCGTTGACATTTCCTCATCCGCCCACTTGACCAGGTCGGGGTGAGGCAGGCTTCCGCCGGCTTTGGCTTCCAGCAGCTCGACGCTCGAGTTGTCCGGGATGACAGCCGCAGCTGCGCGCACCATGGATTCCAGCCGCATCAGGAGATCGAGCTTCTGCGGCTCGGGCATGGATGCCGGGACCTTGCCGACCGTCTTTGGCAACCCGAACTTCTCGCAATAGAGCGCCCAGAATTTCAGGCCGCCGCGCTTGAAGGCGAGTGGCCAGAAGCACTCGCTCATGATGGGCTTGCCGTAGGGGTTGAGGTAGTCGGCGCGATGTCGCGCCACCAGGAGCTTGCGGGGTGGGACGATCTGATTGAGCCCAGTGTCATCCAGGAAGCGGGTCTCTCCGCGCAGCCCAAACCGGAACCACTCCTGCGGACGCGGGGCAACGCGACGAGGCACGATCCAGTCATCCACATCCCAGATCACTTCCTGGACGGAGTATCCAAAGGCTCGCGACTCAAGGGCCGTGTCCGTCATGGAGCGCACATCCAAGTGATCGAAGGTGTCCTGCAGCTTGGCGGTGGCTCGCGCCGACGCCTTGCCTCGCTCGATGCTCCAGGGACGCGCCGTCACGGCGGCGGTGCGTTTGGACATCACGGCAGACAGGTGCCCGTCCACCATGGTGCGGTAGACCGACAGGGACTTTCCTTCCGCCCGCAGGATCGGGTCGGGGTTGGGCAAGCCCTGGAGGTCGGACATTTGAAGAATGAGCTGGCGTGTCGTCAGCTCCTGCCCCAGTCCGCCCTCATCCAGGCGTGATTCCCCGAAAGATATGACCTCAGCTCCCCGATTTTGGGGTCTACCACCGCTTTTGGATCGGTTTTTGGGACGGTTCGAGTGTTTTTTGGCCATCAGGAAGCATCTCCTACGGGGTTGTATGGCACGGATCGACGGAAACCGCTTGAAGACCGCTTTAAATTCCGCAGCAGCCGGTGCGGTGCTGTCGTTGTGTGTCTGGATTTTGACGCGCCTTCTAGGGCCATTTCTGCGCCCGTGTGGCGGTGCTCGATTTTTGAGTTCGGCACGAATCGCGTTTTTAGAGGGGGAAACCCTATCAAGCACCCTGAGCGGGTTTGGTTTTGTCTCATTTGACCGTTTCGCGTTGACGATCGTTTGAAGGCTTTAAAGTCGTTTGAAGATCGATCTTCAAATCCTGCGCCAGACCGAGGCATCTTTGAATTGACAGGATTTGTCATTTCATGGCCGCCCATGCATCCAGGCTTCCATGGCTGTACGATCCGAACACCTGTGTCATGTCGCCTGTGGGCAACACCGCGCTGGACATCACCTCGACAGGGCCGCTGTCGCTGCACCTGGCTGCCGCGATGCCAAGGGCCAGCGCCCAGAAGTGATCTCCGTGCCCGCTCTCCTCGTCGTGCTTGGCATCGTAGCGCACCTGGTTGGTGCTGCTCACCGACTTTGCCACGGCATGCAGGCCTTCCTTCTGCTGCTGGTCCATGGGCACAAGCACCGCCGCGTCCTGGAACTCCTGCACCATGCGGGTCGCCAGGGCGTCCTTGATGGCTGATGTGAAGGTCACGGCCTCCACGCGGTAGGTACCAAAGAGATCCTGCGCCTCCTCTGCCAATTGGGCTCCGATGCCTGTAGCATCGATTGAGGCCCGCACCAAGCGAGGGTGCCGCAGAAGCTCCCACAGCACTTCTTTTTGCCGTCGGAAGGGAGTCTTCTCCAGGGCGACCAGGTGGCGCGTGTGCAGCACCATGCCGCACAGCTCCAGCACGTAGATGACCGTGAGATCGCGGCGCCGGGCGATATCCATTCCCAGGTACAGTGGCCCGGTGGCACGGGAGAGGCCCAGGATCCCATCGCGCTCCACCGATTCAATTAGGGCGTACGGGAGCAAGGCATGCGCCTCGTCCTGGGCAATGCCCATGTACTCCTCCAGGAACTGTGCCTCATTGAGACACTGGGCGCGCTGGCTTGCGATGTAGTCGGCGCGCTCCTGCGCCGTCGTAGGGCGCCCCTCGATCTGATCCAGCATTCCCTCGTCCACGGCCTGGACAATGGTGACCAGGTGCTCGGACCACTGATATTTGTTGCTCTGGCCTTTGGCGTCGTCTTTTCGGTTGCCCAGCTTGCAGAAGACGCAGCCCATGCCGTTTTGGGTGGAGATGATGCGGATGGAGTGGCCACGCGCTGCAACGGGCTGAGCTGCCTTCCAGAGATCGCGGTCGCGCTTGTGGTGCGCAAACTCGTCGATGACCACCTTGCCGCCCTTGCTGCGGAACTGGCTGGGATTGCTGGAAAGGACGGTGATGCGGCTGCCGTTGTGGAACCTCACGACCGTGGCCGTGGCCTCGCTTTCGTCGGCGACCTCCAGGGGGTCGTCAGACTCGAACTCCACATCATCCAGATCCGCTTCGGCAACATCCGACCTCTGAACCAACAGGTTGGCAACGCCTACCCACATCAGCAGGTATTCGATGTACTCGATGCCCGAGGTCTTGTCGGCGGAGCTGAACCACACGGAAAGCCCCGGCGTGTCGATGCAATCCAAGACGTCTTCCAGGGCTTGTATCCAGGTCCCACCGATGCGGCGGCTCTTGACGAACTTCTTGAGACGGCTGCGGTCCATCAAGTAGGCGACTTGCCACTTGGTCAAGAGGTGCAGGAACGGCTTGAGTGTGGCTGCGTTGCGCTTGCAAGCCCCCTTCAATGGTGCTTCATCCCGCAAAGGAGGCTTGGGCTTGGCTACGACTTTGCGAGCCTGCGCCGTTGCCGTAGGCTTTGCCTTGCGCGGCGTTTTCACTTGAGTCCCAGCCGCGCCCGGATCTTGTCGTTGAGATCCTTGTTGCGCTGCTCAGGTGTCGACGCGCCCTTCTTGGGAGGGTTCTTCTGCTGGTACTTCCAGGCGTTGAGCGCCGTCTTGACGATGCGGTCCAGGTTGGCGATCGCCGCCTTGTCAAGCTTGCCTTCCAGCAGGTCGTCTTTGATCTTGCGAGCGACAACCGTACCCAACCCCATCAGCTCCGCCGCAAACGTTTCGGACGAATTGGTCAGGGCCGCCTTCTGGGAGTCCCATGTTCCTTTGCTCAGTCCATCGTCATCCGACCAGTTGTGGATGGTGCGCTCGGACACGCCCAGGCGCGTAGCAATCTCGCGCTTGGTGAGTCCATGGATGACGTACAGCTCGCGGGCCTGGGGACCCAGGTCATCGCGCTTGCTCATGCAGCCCTCCCAAGTTCGGCGCCGTCATTCTTGGCGGCGGCGCGTGGCGCAGACTGGGGTGCATGCCCTTGGATCCGTAAATCGATTATGATCTCCATGACGTTGTCGAGCTTGGTGTGGAGTGCGTCCTGGGAGACCTTCAGTTCCTTCTGCCCCTTTTCAAGTTCCTGCAGGCGATTGTCGCGAGAATCCAGGAAGACCTTTTGGACGAGCCAAGAGAATGCGCTCCAGGCCGGTTTCACCATTGTCATGATTGCCCCGACCAATCCGGCCCACCAGAAAAAGGAATGATCCGTTCCGGACCGGCTTGCTGTATCTTGTATCAGGGACATGAAATGAATGTGATGCGACTCTTTGGAATCGTATCACGGCGCATTCCCTGAATGAATCGCGGAATGGAATGTGGAATCGCTCCAAATACCGCGCATCGATTCCGCCCCAAATTATGAAGCATGACCAAGCGTGCTCCACTATCGGTTACCCCCGTCAATCCCTGGGTGAAAATCCTTTATCCGGGAACATTCACCTCCTTGAGCGGCAAGGAGGTGACCTTCACTTCCAGCGATGTGGCTTCCAAGGTGGAGGCCATCAAGAAGCAGCTCTCCAGCGGGTACACGCCTCCTGCCGTGATTGGCCACCCCAAGCACGACAGCCCGCGCGTGGCCTCCGTGGTGGAGGCAAAACTCGACGGGACTGACGGATACGTCCGGGTGGACGAGCTGACGCCTGAATTCGCCGAATCCTGTCGCAAGGGCGAATACAAGTACAACAGCCCGGCCTTCTACGCAAACGGAGGCTTGCGCCACCTGGGGATTTTGGGAGGATGGAACCCATCCCTCAAGGATCAATCCGCTCTGGAATTCGGTGAAGGACTGTTTGCCGAATCTGACATGGCCTTTGGTTGCAGCACCACCGATGACCTCCTGGTCTTTGGGGCTCCTGCCGACTGGGGCACGGTGGTGGGAGGGTGGCTCAATCGCCTGGCATGGCGGCTGAAGGAATTGGGTACTCTGCTGCGCGGCCAGCGCGAAGCCATCATCGAGGACAAGGGCATCGAGGCGGCCGACAAGATCTTGCCTGCCTACGCGATCGAGAATCTCGAAAACCTGGAGATCCCCTACGACCTGAATCCGGCCACTGCCAGTGGCCAATCCTTTGGAGAGCCTGCTTCGCCAGCAAGCGCTCCTACCGCCCCTGCTCCCGCATCGCCTGCGGCGCCTACGGCAAGGGAGATCGAGCTGCAAGCGCAGCTGGATGAAGCGAACCGAAAGCTTGCATCCACGGCAGGGGAGGCCGCCTCCCGAGCCTTTGGAGAGCGCTTGGACAAGGCTGTTGCGGCAGGGCGGCTGTCGCCGGTCTTGCGCACCAAGTTCCAAGGCCTCTATGCCGCACTCACCACGGCAGACGAACTGTCCTTTGGCGAGGGTGACCCTATTCCGGCAAGCCTGGAAGGGATCATCGATTCCTTGCCCCAGATCGTCGCCTTTGGCGAACTGGGAGAAGGACGTTCCCCGTCCGCCTCCAATTCCAATCCCCTCATCGCGGAATGCGAACGGCGCGCCGCAGCAGCACAGAAGGAGAAGCCATGACCAAGACGTACAACAGGCCTCGATTCGCGAGCGATGTCATCACGTACGAAGTGAGCCCGGAATGGAGTCGGGACGCCGTCACCCTCAAGGCCGGCAATACCACCGTGATCGGTACGGTCCTGGCCGTGATCCTGCTCGGGGCAGCTAGTGCCGCTGCCAAGACCGGCGGCAACACCGGCAACGGTACGGTCGCAATGGACGCCACCACTCCGGTGCTGGCGGGTGCCAAGGTGGGCGTCTACACCGTGCGCTTCACTGCGGCTACGGCCTTCACGGTCGAGGATCCCAGCGGCGACGTGATTGGCTCCGGTGTCACCGGCACCGCCTTTGCGGACGACATCAAGTTCACCATCACTGCAGGCGGTACGGCCTTCGTTGCTGGCGATGGATTCGACATCACTGTCGCGGCAGCGGCCATCGAGAAATATGTGCCGATCAACTTCTCCGCCAACGACAGCAGCCAGATCGCTGCGGCCATCAGTGTGGACGAGGTTGCCAGCCAGGCGACGGACCGCAAGATCGCTGTCGTTGCACGCGGAGCCGTACTCAATCCCGACTTCCTGGTCTGGCCCGACGGCGCCACTGCTGCCCAGAAGACCTCCGCCCTCGCCACCCTCAAAGCTCTGGGCCTGGTTGCCAGGGCATCCATCTAAGGACGATTCATGAACCTCGATGATCTCTTCACCTTCGCCTCCCTGACGGCCTCGATCCAGAAGCTGCCGCTCTTGCCCACCAGGATCGGAGACTCGAAGCTCTTCACGCCGCGCCCGATCCGCACCACCCAGGTGCTGATCGAGGAGCAGCAAGGCAAGCTCTCGCTGGTCGCCAACACCTCCCGTCGCGCTCCGGGCGCTCCGGTGTCGGCTCGCGGAGGCAAGACGATCGCATTCACGACCACGCACCTGCCTCAGACTGGACAAGTGCTGGCCGAAGACGTTCAGGGGCTTCGCGACTTCGGTTCGGAGGACCAGTTCGCATCCGTGTCCACCAAGGTCGCCGAGACCCTCCAAGACATGAAGAACAACCTGGCGGTCACGCGCGAATTCCAGCGCCTGGGAGCCATCAAGGGGCTGCTGCTGGATGCCAACGGGAGCACGGTCATTGCAGACCTCTACGACGCCTTTGGCGTGACCCAGGCGACCAAGGCCATGAGCTTTTCCACCAATACGGACCCGCGCGAAACGTTCATGGAAGCGATTCGCATCATGGACAAGGCGACCGGGGCACATCTGATCAACTCGCGGCGCTGCTACTGCTCGCCCGGCTTCATGGACGGGCTCACCAAGAACGGCACCGTCAAGGCGGCTTACGCCAACTGGAACTCGCAGGCGGATGGAGCGGCCAGCCGCTTGGCAGGGGACGTGCGAAGCGGGTTCACGTATGCTGGCATCGAGTTCATCGAGTACGCCGCTACGGTGTCGGGTCAGGACTTCATCGCCGACGGGGAGGCCTACCTGTTCCCGGTGGCCACCGGGATCTTTGTCGAGGCCTTGGCTCCGGCGAACTACACCGAGACCGTGAACACGCTCGGCCAGGAGTTCTACGCCAAGGCCGTGCCCATGAAGTTCGACAAGGGGCACGACATGGAGGCTCAGAGCAACCCGCTGGCTCTCAACCTCATTCCCTCCGCCGTCATCAAACTCGCGGCCTGATCGATGTACTGCACTACCGACGACCTCCTCAAGGCGCAGCCTACGATCCGGCTGATCGAGGCGACCGACGACGAAAACCCCAACGAGATGGGATCGTTCCAGGTCGCAATCGCTCAGGAAATGATCGACCTGGCGTGCGGTGTGATCGATGGATACCTGGCGTCGCGGCTGACCCTGCCGCTGCCCATGACCCCATTGATCATCAAGAAGATCGCGGTGGATCTGGCCTTGCATGGGCTGTACGAGCGACTGGGAAGGGCTCCTGATGGCAGCGAGATGGACACGCGGCGCACCAATGCCATCGCGCTGCTCAAGGAGATCAGCAAGGGGACCTTGACTCTGGGATTGCCGGCCACTGAAGCTGATGCCATCGATCCACCCACTTCGCGAACCCTGATCGCATCGGGACGCGCCGAGTTCAGCATGCGATCGATGGCCTCCTTGGGTGGTGGGCCATGGCTGGATGGGAGGCATCCATGAGCGCTCTCGTAGTCGGTGATTGCTACGACATCGAGCAGGCGATCTATCAGCGCTTCACCGGTCCGGATCGGAAGTTTGCCAAGGTCGACTTGGGTCGGTTCACAGGATCACTGCGGCCAGGCCTGAACGTTGCTGTTCTCTCGGGCAAGGCAGGGGTTGCCACGACATCCAAGTACAAGGAGGAGATCTCGATCGTCCTCCTGATCCATGTCGAGAATCTGGCGTCCGAGATGCAGCGCCGACGCTTGATGCATCCGTTGCGCATCTACGCCGTGCGCCTCTTGGTTGGAACCAGGCTCTCCTTTGTCGGCGAGGATGGCACTGCGCACGACTTGGGTATCGATGCGATCACCTACGACGGGTGGAACGAAAAGACCACTATCGAACAATTCAACTTGGGGCAAATGGTCATTGAAGTGCGCTTCAAGACCGCTTACGAATTCCCCTCCTCTCCCCCCGATGTCGGGAGCGATGTGCTCTTGGAATCGCTGCTGGTCGGATACCACTTGGTGGATCCCGCTACCGGTGAGATGTCGAGCAGTCCTGTGTTGGAATCAGAAATCACACTGGAGACCTGATGAAATCCTTGCGCGTATTTGCCCCCAATGGGCGCGTTCCCATGGAACACCAGATGGGCTGGATCGGGCAAGAGCCAGTCCAGGTCAACGACTCCTACTACTACCGCCAGATGCTGGCCTGCGAGTCTTTGGAACTCGCTCCGTCTGATCCTGCTCCCGAGTCCAGCGCTTGGGAGGAAACCCCTTTGACCGACGAGGAAACCGATGGCCATTGACATCACTGGAATCCCTTCGAACATCCTGAAGCCTGGCTTCTACGCCAAGTACAACACCGCAGGGGCTGCAGGACTTGGATCCTTCTCGCAAAAACTCCTGATCGTGGCTCAGCGCCTGACATCGGGCCTGACGCCTGCGCTGGTGGCTACGCAGGTCTTCGGCGAGGCCTATGCCGCATCGTTCTTTGGCGCAGGGTCGGTGGCGCATCGCATGGTGCTCTCTGCCATGGCGCAGGACTCCAACCTGGCTCCCTGGGTCGTGGCGCTGGACGATGCGCCGGCTTCGGCGGCGGCAACCGGAACCATCACCATCACGGGGACTGCCACGGGCAACGGATCGATGGTGACCTACGTCGCCTACACCCGCATCGAAGTGGGAATCCTGCAAGGTGATACCCCGACGGTCGTGGCTGCACGCCTGGCTGCAGCCATCAATGCCGTCGCCGCCTTGCCGGTCACTGCTTCCGCTGCCGCTGGAGTGGTCACCCTGACGGCCAAGAACAAGGGCACCAACGGCAACAGCATCGCAGTCAACTACGCCGTATCGGCTGTGGGGGTCACGGTGGCGATCGTCGCCATGTCGGGAGGAGCCACCGACCCGGACATTCAGCCGGCCTTGGATCTGGTGTTCCCTGGGCAGTTCCATGTGGTCGCAGCCTGGGATGCCAGCGCATTGAATCTGGGAAAGATCAAGACCTATCTGGAGGCGGTGTCGTCTCCGATCGAGGAACGTCCTGGGCGCGCTTACGCTGGCGTGACCGGGACCAAAAACATCGCCGCCCAGGTGACGCTTGCGACGGGAACGAATCACGAACGCGTGAGCTTGAGCTACCTGCCTGGGAGCTGGACTCTGCCGTGCGAGATCGCGGCCGCCACGGCGGCCCAGGTGGCCAGCGAAACCGATCCGGCCCGACCCTACAACGGTGTCGTGCTGGCGGGCGTGCATGCTCCAGATCTTTCGCAGCGCCTGGGGCGTACCGAACAGGAGGCTCTGCTGTCTGCGGGTGTCACGCCCCTGGAAGTCAACTCCACCGGCCAGGTGGAAATCGTCCGCTTGGTGACCACCAGGACCACGACCGCAGGCGTGAGTGACCAGGTGCTCCTGGACACGATGTCCATCGCCATCTTGGACTACGTGCGCCAGGAAGACATGGCCATGGTGAAGAAGAAGTTCCCGCGCGCCAAGAATACCGCCACCATTCGGGAATCGATCAACAAGAACAGCTACAGCCTGGCGCTCAAGCTGCAGGATCTGGAGATCCTCCAGGACGTGGAGAAGCACAAGGACCTGTTCCAGGTCGAGCCTGACCCCAACTTCCCTAGCCGCATCCGCAAGCGGTTCCCGGCTGGGATCGTCTCGGGACTGCAGCAGATCTGCGAAACCATCGACCTCATCCAGTAAGGCAGGGAGACGACAATGAACATCATCAAGATGTCCTTCGACTTCAATGGATCCGTCATCGATGACATCCAGGAGTTCAAGGAGAACGAAGAGGAGTTTGGCAAGGAAGTCGAGTTCATCGGCAAGACCGGTTACGCTCCCATCTCGACCAAGCATGGGTTCTCGATCAAGTACGCTCCGCCCCAGAGCGGGAAGTTCAACTTCAACACCGCCATCTACGGGTCGGGCGTGACCTTCACGGTCTACTACGACGGAGGCACCAGCAAGACCTGGCACGAGGTGCACCTGCTCAAGAAGGGCGAGAGCGGCGGCGGCGACGGCAAGACCGAACTGTCCTACACGTACAGCTTCACTGCCGAAAAGGTGACCGAATGAGCTCCATCGCCGAACGCATCCAGGCCGGTACGAATGCTCGCGCCGAGATCCGTTGGCCGGGTACCGATGTGCCGGTCTGGATTCGCGTGCTGTCCAAGCCGGAAATTCAGGAAGCGACGTTCGCGGCCGACAAGCATTTCCGCGCAGAGGGCGTGCCGGTAGAAGCCCATACCATCGAAGCTTACAAGGACGAGGAAACGATACGGATTCTCTACCGTGCGTTGTCCGATGAATCTGGAAAGCCCATCACGGCGACCTTGAGTTCCTTCAAGGTGCTTGTGACGACTGACGTACAAAACAAGCTCGCAGAGGACTATCGCGCCCATGAACTCGAAGTGTCGCCCAATCTGGAGGCGATGAGCGACGAGGACTTTGTCGTCTTCATGGAGGGCTTGCGAAAAAATGCCGAAGCGACCATTGGATGCGTTTCCAGTATCGCCACGGCGAGAAGGTTGCTGCGTTCTTTGGTCGCCCAACTTCAGAGCTGACAAATGCTCAATGGCTCCTGGCGATCCAGCTGGAGCGCCTTGAGAATGAACCTCCCGACCAGCCAGGGCAATGGCAGAAAGTGACTTCCCCCGGTGAGCGATAGCGTCGTCGAAGTAGGCTTCAAAGCCAATTCAAGCGCCCTTGTCGCCGCCGCCAAGGCAGGCGACAAGGCCTTGGAAGGCATGGGCGACGAAGTTGCCAATGCTGGCAAGAAGACTAAGGTCCTGGGGAAGGAGACTCAAGAGGCTGCGCGCGATCTGGATGGGATGAGTCGAGGTGCACGCACTGCCGGTGAAGATGTCGATGGGTTCGCCCGCAAGGCCGAACAGGCATCCAAGGCAGCAAGCCATCTGGGCCGCGCCTCTCAGTCCTTGCGCACTGGCGGCAAGGTCTTGTCGTGGGGGAGCGAGAAGTTCGTGAACCAATACACCGCATTGGCTGGTGGCGCAGGTATTGGCCTGGCCCTCAAAAAGCAGATGGATCTTAATGATGAAATGACCCAGATGGGCATTGCGGCACGGGATGCCCAAGGAATGATCAACGGGCAAAACTTCGCCAGTTGGTTCACTGAATCCAAAGCAAAGATCATGGAAGTGTCCAGATCCACGGGGCAAGGCGCGGAAGAATTGGCGGGAGGGATGCGGGCCGTAATTCAGCGTACCGGCGACATGAAGCTTGCTACCGAGCAATTGGAATTGATGGGCGTTGCCGCTACTGCCTCCGGATCCTCGGTCGAAGAAATGGGAGGACTGATCGCCAACTTGGGGCAGAACGTCGGGATCAAAGGCCCAGAACAAATGAAGCAAGCCTTGACTCTGCTGGTTGCCCAAGGCAAGACCGGAGCTTTTGAGATCAAGGATATGCTTTCTCAAGGCGAACGCATGTTCACGGCCATGCCGAACTTTCGAGTGCAAGGCTTGGATGGTCTTAAGTCGTTTGGCGCCTTCGTGCAAATGTCAAGGACTGCAAATGGAAATGCAGAGACGGCTGCCGAATCGATCGTGAGCCTGGGAACAGCTATCGCCAAACTGGATGACAAGAAGCTAGCCAAGGCTGGAATTCGCAACCTGAAGCTCACGAACAAGGATGGATCTAAGCGTTCTACAGAGGAAATTGTTAAGGAAATCATCAAGCGAACTAAGGGAGACATGGATGGCCTGATCAAGGCGAATGTTTTTGATGAACCGGCCCAACGCCTGATTCAAAAGATGGCCAATCAGTATGCCGAGGGGAAAGGCTTCACAGCCTTTGATTCGTTCAAGAACGCCGGTGGTGACCTGCGCAATAACAAAATGCTGGATGACGATTTTGCGGCACGAGTGAATGACTCAAAGTTCCAAATCAACAGGCTAATGGGAGCGCTTCGTGAGTTTGCGGACAAGAGTTTGTCTGCACCGCTTGCTGCACTCACCAGGGCGTTGTCGTTCTTCAACGGAAATGCAGTTCTTACAGATACTCTGATCCACAATATCACCAAGGGGCTCCTTGCGATGGCGGCGGTTGCGGGCTCCGTGAAGATGTACCGGATGTTCCAGGAGTTCCGCGGACTTTTCGGCGGAGCTAAAAATGCTGGGCGTTCGTCGAGCATGCTTGGGCAGGTTGCTGGCATGGAAGTGCAGCGTGTCTATGTGGTAAATATGGGTTCCGTTGGATTGAGTGGGAATGGGGCTCAGGGGTTGTCGGGCGCTGGCTCTGTCCCCGAGATGTACGGCCCCGCTCGCCCAATGAGTTCCTGGAATCGGTGGGGGCGCAGCGCAGCTATTGGTGGCGGCATAACAGGCGTTGGCGCGGCCATGGCCTTTGCGGAAAACGGAAACACCCCCGAAGGATGGGGGCGTGCGTTGGGTGGCGCAGCGGGTGTTGCTTTAGGTGCTTTTGGTGGTCCGATTGGCATGCTGATAGGTCAGCAGATTGGCGACACTGTTGGCTTGTTCGTTGGGAATGCTATTGGACAGAGCCTCAAAGATGCTGAATCGAATAGACGCCAGAAGAAGTATGAAGAAGATGCGGATCTAGGCGACAAGAAAATGCGCGCAGTCAATCAACGATTCCTGCACGCATCCGATGTGACATCAAATGGATCGAATATGCAGCGTGTTGCCGAATCTGCGATGAAGACTGGTGTCGGCATGGGGTATCAATCCGCAAGCGCGACCGATATTAAGCAGGCAGGCATAACTGCCAAGGATTTGGAGAAACTCAACATCGTCCTGAACGTGGAAACGCATGTCGCCAAGGATGGCTCCACGAATACCAAGGTATCCCAAGATAAGCCGACAGGATTCTTCAAGACCGCATCCGATTCTCTTGGCTCCCTCACCGCTCCGTGGGCATTGGGGCACTGATGTCCGACTTCACTGTGACCCTTGGTGATCTGGTGCTTCCCTGCGCCGATCTTTCGGACGACATGAAGTTCGCGATCGTGCGTCATCGCGTGCCGGGACGCAATGGCGCCATCCTCGAAAACCTGGGTGCCGATGAGATGGAATTTCGCCTGCGCACCGTATTCATCGGCAAGGAGGCAGTTGCGGACTACGTCGACCTCCTGACTGTCCTGCGCCAGGGCGCATCCGTCACTGCCAGCCATCCCATCTATGGGACCTTCCAGGCAATGGTCGGTGCTGTGGCCGCCAAGTACGACCAGCGCATCGACACTGCCGAGGTGGACTTCACCATCATCGAAGACGGCATGGACTGGGGTGTGGTCTATCGCCCCAATGCTTCCGACCTGGCACTGACGGCAACGCAAGCCGCGCTGGATGGTGGCGTGTGCCCCGACTTGGATCCGGGCGGCGTGTGCCGCGACATCGGACCGGTGGATCTGAGTGATCCATCGTGGTTGGACAAGGTCTACGCCTTGAACCTTGGCAACAAGATCAACAGCTACGTGAGCGCAATCTCTGCGCAGTTGAACAAGATCGACGCGCTGCAGCTTGCCATCTCGTCCCCGTTGACGGCGGCCTTCAATGCCCTGAACTTCGCGTCGACCTTGCCGGGCCAGGTGGCCCGCAAGATCACCGCCTTGTGCGATGTGATGTCGGGCAGCGCCATCAATGCTCCGGATCCGGTCTTGGCAGTCCAGCGCTTGTCAACCGACCTGGATTCGTTGGTGGGCAACTTCAAGGGGACTCCTGTGGATGGCGCCATGCGTGTGATGGCCTCCTTGACTGGAGCTCGCATCGCTGCTGCGGTGATGGCGACCGATGAGGACAATCTCAACGCCCAGGTCGCGCTGGAGCAGTCCGTGACCTTCGACGTCTACAGCAACTATGTGGGCAAGTCATTTTCGCCACCTCCCATGCCTGCCACGGCTGACCAGGTTGGGCGCATGGTGGTGGCCATGCGAGGCTTGCTGAATGCTGCGAGACCCTACACCAGCGCCCCGCAGCCGTTGGAGGACATGGCTCTGGCGTTGCAGCAGCAGTACCGTGACCGCCTAGTCCGGTACGAGACCTTGCGCGAGATCACTGTGGCCCAGCCCACGCCCTTGCATGTGCTGTGCCTG